TGAAAATGATGGAAAAAAAGTAAAACTTGGTAATTTCGTTTCGGGTAATAACATTTGGAAACAAGGACACTTTGATGCTATTTCCGGTAATAAAGGAGTCCACAAACACAGAGGTATGTTTGAAGTTAATAATGGTGGAAATAGTATAACTGGTGAGACACTTAAAAAAGTTTTTGGTGTTGATAACAAAAATCAATTCTTACAAAACTTTGAAGTAGAAGAAGCAACAGAACAAAAAGGTGTATCGGGAAAACAAAAAGGTAAAGTTACTGGTTCAACAAGAATAGTTTATGCAATTGTTAAAGATAAAAAAGGAAATAAAACACGAATTCCAATTATGGAAAAAAGACAAAGAAGTAAAGAGGGTGAATTAGGAAAACTTCAAACGGTTTACAAATGGACAAAAGATTTTCAACAATTAGTAAAGGATAATCAATAATGAAAACTCAATTATTATGCACCTTTACAACACATAGTAAGTTAAACCTTATTATAGATTCAATCATAGATTCTTATACAATTTTATTTGATAAAGTATATGTATTTCAAAATGAAGACGATGCAGGACAATTAATCTGCACTTATAATATAGAAATGGTTGAGGATTATTATGACGGAGATGAAGCAATATCAGGAACTATCTCTTTACATAGAAAAAAACAATCCAACACACTTTATACAATTAACGCATTAAACGAAGCGATTAGAAGTTTAAACAACGGAGTATTGGATAAGTCATTTCCAATCCCTTGGGAAAGATATTACAACAATTTACTATTGACAAATGAAGAGGGTTTGAATATTATCCCTACAAAAATATTCAAAATAATAAATATTCAAGAATGGTAAAATAGCTTGGTATTTTAGAAAAGTTCTTTATATTTATTACTGAATAACAATTAACTAATTAAAAAATAAAAAAGAGGAGATTAAAAATGGATATTAACGCAATTAAAAAAAGGTTAAATCAGTTACAATCAACAAACACAAGAACTTCAAATCTTTGGAAACCGCAACCAGGAAAACAACAAGTTAGAATAGTTCCTTACAAATTCAACCCAGACACACCATTTATAGAGTTATTTTTTCACTATAATTTAGGTGGTAAGAACTATCTTTCACCAATCAGTTTCGGTAGACCAGACCCAATTGAAGAATTTTCACAAAGACTAAAAACAACAGGAAGTAAAGACGATTTCACTTTAGGTAGAAAACTTGAAGCAAAAATGAGAACTTTCGCACCTGTTATTGTTCGTGGAGAAGAATCAGAGGGTGTAAAGTTTTGGGGTTTTGGAAAGACAGTTTATCAAGAACTTCTTTCTATAATCGCAGACCCTGATTATGGTGACATTTCAGACCCGAAAAATGGTCGTGATGTTACATTAGAGTTTAAAACTGCTGAAGAGACAGGAGCATCGTTCCCATCTACTACAATCAGAGTTAAACCAAATCAGACACCATTGACAGAAGACACTAAGGTGTTAGAAAGAGTCAAAGAAACTCAAAAAGAAATTACTGATATTTACAGTGAATTTTCTTATGAGGAACTAACTAAGGTTCTGAACGAGTGGTTAAATCCTGATGATGAATCAACAGAAACTTCATCACAACAAAAGGAAGAAAAACCAGTAAATGAATTTGATAAAAAGTTAGCAGAAGATAACGCTAAAAAAGAATCAGCTTCAAAAGTTCAAGACGCTAGTCAACAATTCGACGATTTATTTAATAACTAAGGAGTAGAAAATGTCAGTAAAAGACGATTTGGCTAATATCATAGCCGATAACCTGAACAAAAAGTTCAACGATAACAAAGTAGCATATTTCCTAGACGGAAGTGATGATACACCAACAGACATTAAAGACTTTATTTCAACAGGGTCTTCAATGTTAGATTTAGCAATATCTAATCGTGAAGACGGAGGTATTGCAGTTGGTAGAATCACGGAAATCAACGGATTAGAATCAAGTGGTAAATCATTACTTGCATCTCACATACTTGCAGAAACTCAAAAGAAAGGTGGTATCGCAGTTTATATGGATACAGAAACATCAGTCAGTAGAGATTTCTTGGAAGCTATTGGTGTTGATGTTAGTAAATTATTATATCTACACTTTGAATGTGTAGAAGATATATTTGAAGCCATTGAAGATATCATTACTAAAGTTCGTGAATCAGACAAAGATAGATTAGTAACTATCTTGGTAGACTCACTAGCGGCTACATCAACGAAAGTTGAGATAGAAGCAGACTTTGGTAAAGATGGATATGCGACTACAAAAGCAATCGTTATCTCGAAAGCACTTCGTAAGATAACTCAAATGATTGGTCGTCAAAAAGTAGCACTTGTCTTTACAAATCAGTTAAGACAAAAATTAGGTGTTATGTTTGGAGACCCGTGGACTACGAGTGGTGGTAAAGCATTACCATTTCACGCTTCAACTCGTATTAGATTAAAAAATATGGGACAAATCAAAGACACCAAGAAAAAGAATGTCTTGGGTATGAAGTGTAGAGCTCAAATTGTGAAAAACAGATTAGGGCCACCATTGAGACACGCAGACTACGATATGTATTTTGATTCCGGAATTGATAACTATGGCGGTTGGTTAGGTGTAATGAAAGAACACAAGTTGGTAAAATCAGCTGGTGCTTGGTATACCTTAGAATATCGTAAAAAAGAATATAAATTCCAATCAAAAGACTTTAAAGAGTTAATGGAAAGTAATGACGGACTTCGTAATCATTTATACAAACAGATTTGTGAAAAATCTATTCTACAATACCAAACAGGTAAAGTAGGTATTGATGATGTAGAATATACAAAGGAAGTTATTGGAGATGAATAAAGAGAAATATTTATCAATTCTCAACGACATTAAAGAACAAGGCGGCTCGGAACTTGGAGATAATCCAAATGAAAATGTGTTGATAATAGATGGACTGAATACTTTTATTAGAGTATTTAGTGTCATACCAACTACTAATGATAATGGGACACACATTGGTGGAATAGTTGGTTTTCTGAAATCAATAGGTTACACAATCAATATGTTTAGACCCACCCGTTGCATCATAATATGGGATGGAAAAGGTGGGTCAAGTCGCCGTAGAAAAATGTATCCAGAATATAAAGCAAAAAGAAAAACGAATATTCGTTTGAATAGAGCTTATGATTTTGAAACTATCGAAGAAGAACGAGCAAATATGATACGACAAATCCAAAGAACAATAGAGTATTTGGATTTTCTACCGATAACAATGTTATCAATAGATAATGTAGAAGCTGATGATATTATTGCATACGCATCAAAACAAGTTCTTACAGATAGTAAAGTAACCATTATGTCTTCAGACAAAGATTTTCTACAATTAGTTGATGATAGAATTTCAGTATGGTCACCTACAAAGAAAAAACTATACAAACCAGAACAAGTAATGGAAGAATATGGTATTCCATCACACAATCTATTAATGTATAGAATATTTGACGGAGATAAATCAGATAATATTAATGGTGTTCGTGGTTATGGACTAAAAACCGTATTAAAAAAATTACCATTTTTACAAGAAGACAAACAATTTTCAGTAGATGATGCAATAAAAGAATCAAGTGAGTTAGAAGAACATAGAGAACTTATGGAAAGAAATTTTGATTTGATGCAATTACATAATGTAAATATATCAGCATCAGCTAAAACAAAAACCATAGATAAAATGAGAGAACCAATTCCTAATTTGGATAAAGTAACATTTAAGAAAATGTTTTTAGATGATAAAATGTATTCAGCACTTCCTAACTTAGAAACTTGGTTACAAACAAAATTTCAAACATTAGTAAGATTTATAGGACAATAAAATTTATTTGATTTTGAAAATAAAAATGATATTTATTTATGGGTAGAAAAGTAATATACAAAACTGAAGAAGAAAAGAAAGAAGCTCAGTTAAGATGGCAAAAAGAACATTATGAGCGTAATAAAGAAAAATTAAAGTTACAAGCCCGACAAAGATATCGTCTAAAACAACAAGACAAAATTAGAAAAGAAACAAGGAATAAGTTGTATGGAGAATGAAAAACTAACGAGTTTTGGAAATTCGTTTCAATCTAAAATTATAGCATCATTGTTAGTTAAGAAAACTTTCTTACAAACAATATCAGATATTCTTCAAGAAGAGTATTTTGATTCTGATGCTAATAAATGGTTGGTTAAGAATATTATAGCGTATTTCTACGAGTATAAAACAAGTCCTACATTAGAAGTAATTAAAGTAAAAATAAATGAAGTAGAAGACGATATTTTAAAAACTTCTATTGTTGATAAGTTAAAAGATGCTTGGAATCATAGAGAATCAACTGATTTAGAATTTACACAAAAAGAAACTATCAAGTTTTGTAAAAATCAAAAATTAAAAAATGCTATTATAGACTCAGTAGTGTTATTAGAAAATCAAGATTATGATGAAATCAAAAAGTTGGTTGATGATGCTATGACTGCTGGAACTGAAAGAGATGTTGGACACGATTATTTAGTAAGTTTAGACGAGAGACTATCTAAATCAGCAAGAGAAACCGTTGAATGTGGTTGGGGTGAGATAGACGATATTATGGACGGAGGTCTTGGTGGTGGTGAACTTGGAGTAATAGTTGCACCAGCGGGTATTGGTAAGTCTTGGGCTTTACAATGTATTGGAGCCAATGGATTGAAAAAAGGAAAAACAATTGTTCATTATTCATTAGAGTTAAATGAGAATTATGTAGGGTTGAGATACGACACTATATTTAGTGGTATTACAACATCAAATATAAAGTATTATGTTGATGATGTCAAGAAAAAATTAAAAAAATTACCCGGAAAATTAATGATTAAGTATTACCCAACAAAATCAGCATCAGTTCAAACATTAGGTTCTCATTTAAAACAATTAGAACTACAACAAATAAAACCAGATATGGTGTTGGTTGATTATGCTGATATTTTAATGGGTGTTGGAAAAGAAAAAAGATTTGTGTTAGAGTCTATTTATGAAGACTTAAGAGCTCTAGCAGGAGAATTAAATTTACCGATTTGGACAGCTTCACAAGCCAATCGTTCATCATTAGAAGAAGAAGTAATTGATGCTACAAAAGTATCTGAGTCTTATTCTAAGATTATGATTGCAGATTTCGTAATGAGTATGTCTAGAAAAGTAGAAGATAAGGTTGGAAAAACCGCAAGATTTCACATTATCAAAAACAGGTTTGGTGTCGACGGAATAACATTTCCTTCAAAAATGGATACTGAACTTGGTAAAATTGATATCTATAAATCCACTTCAAAACAAGGAGTTCAACAACAAAAGAAAATGGACAACTCTGAGGAATTTTTGAGAAAAACTTTGAAAGAAAAGTTACAAATACATCAAAAAGAAGTGGACGGTTTTGAATAATCTTATATTTATAGTAGAACAAAGCAGATTAAAAATTAAAAAGGAGTTTCAATGCAATTTCAGTTATCGGACAATTTCGTAGACAAATATAAAAGAAAAAAAGCACCATTTGGGTTCAATGGTCTTGGAGAGTTAGTCTATATGAGAACCTATTCAAGAATTAAACAAGATGGAAAAAATGAAAGATGGTGGGAAACCGTCAAGAGAGTTGTAGAGGGAACTTATTCAATGCAAAAACAATGGATAGATTCACACCAATTAGGATGGAATCCTTGGCAAGCACAAAAGTCTGCACAAGAAATGTATGATAGAATTTTCAATATGAAGTTCTTACCACCAGGCCGTGGTTTATGGGCTATGGGAACACCAATAACTGAAGAAAAAGGTTTATATGCGGCGTTGAATAATTGTGCATTCGTATCCACTAAAACAATCAAAGAAGATTACGCAAAACCATTTTGTTTCTTAATGGACGCATCTATGTTGGGTGTGGGAGTAGGATTTGATACCAAAGGAGCGGGGGAAATTATCGTTAAAGGTATTGATATCAAAAGAGGTGAACAAAATTTTCAAATCCCAGACACTCGTGAGGGTTGGGTAGAATCATTACAACTTTTATTAGAAAGTTATTTTCACGGACAAGGAGAAGTTGTATTTGATTATAGTTTAATTAGATTAGCTGGTGAGCCAATCAAAGGATTTGGTGGTGTTTCGAGTGGTCCAGAACCATTAGAAGAAGTCCACGAAAGTATTAGACAAGTATTAGAGGGTAATGCTGGACAACCAATCACAATTACAACCATTGTAGATATTATGAATTTAATCGGTAAGTGTGTAGTGGCAGGTAATGTTAGAAGAACTGCTGAAATCGTGTTCGGTGACGCTGATTCAGAAGAATACTTAGATTTAAAAAATTACAAAGTAAATCCACATAGAGACCAATATGGTTGGACATCAAACAATTCAGTATTTGCAGAACTCGGTATGGATTATACAGAAATAGCAAAACGAATTGAGGACAACGGAGAACCAGGTTTAGCTTGGTTAGAAAATATGAGCCATTATTCTCGTATGA